AAGGTCTTCGTTTAACTCATACTTATGCTGGCCCTAATGCTTTTATTGATTTCCACCCAAATGATCCAGCAATAGAAGTATTAAAAACAATGGATAACAAGCCTTCTGATGAAGTAACATCACATCCAGCTTTAAAACGTCATTTTAATAAGCTAAACGTTTATGCGCAGAGCATCGGGCATGTTTCACATGAACAAACTCAACTTAAAGGAAAACAAATTATGGAGAAGAAGACTAAAAAGTCAAACAAAGAGGTAATTCATGAAGCAGATGCTGCTTCTGCAGCTGCAACTCTACAGACTCATCCTACCCCAGCATCATCAAGAGCTGGTATGATGGCTCAAGCTATGACTCAGATGGCAGCTATGGACGTTTCCCAGCTTCAAGCTATTCTAGCTCAGATCGGTCATGAAGCTGACAATATTCCTAACGGTGCAGCTGCTCAAAATAAAGCATCAGTAGACGCTAAAGGTGATGTTAAGTCTGCAATGACAGCAGCAATGAAAGAAGATGTTTCTGAGCTATTTGGTTCAGAAGAGCTCACAGAAGAATTTAAAGAAAAAACAGCTGTTCTTTTTGAAGCAGCCGTTAATGCAAGAGTTATTGCTGAAACTACTCGTATTGAAGAAGAATATGAAGTAAAGCTTTATGAAGAAGTAGAAGCTGGTATAGAAACTCTTACAGAACAGATTGATCAGTATCTTTCATACTGCGCAGAGCAGTGGTTAGCTGATAACGAAGTAGCAATTGAAAGCTCACTTCGTAACGAAATTACAGAGCAATTCATTGCTGGTCTTCATAACCTATTCCAAGAAAACTATATGTCAGTTCCTGAAGAGCAAACTGATGTTGTAGAAGCCCTTGCTGGAAAGGTCGCTGAGCTTGAAAATAAGCTTAATGAGCAGATCAAAGACAATATTGAATTAACAGATGTTCTAGAACAATATACTAAAGAAGAAATTCTTGATGAAGTATCTGAAGGCTTAGCTTTAACTCAAGTAGAGAAGCTTCGCACACTTTCAGAAGGTGTTGATTTTGATAGTGTAGATTCATACAAGAAAAAACTTGAAATTATTAAAGAAAATTATTTCAAGAAGAATACTGTGAAGACAACATTAACTGAAGAGAATTACTCAATTGATGAACCAGGTAGAGAAGTAGTTTACACTGATCCATCAATTCGTAGTTACGCACAAGCTATCTCTAGAACAATCAAAAAGTAATTTTTTATAAATAAAAATTATACTCAAAAAAACTAAAGGAGTAAAATAAAAATGTTAACTGAAGATCTTGTTAAAAAGTGGGAGCCTATTATTGGACATAGCGATCTACCAGAGATCCGCGACGTCCATCGCCGTAACGTAACAGCCGTTGTTCTTGAGAATACAGAAAAGGCTCTACGTGAAAGCTCTAAGTATGGCAACCAGTATCTTACAGAAACTGTTCCTGTCAACCAGATGGGTGGGTCTTCTTCAGATCCAACAACTGGTGCAATCGACATCTTCGATCCAGTTCTCATCTCTCTCGTACGTCGTGCAATGCCTAACCTTATTGCTTATGACGTTTGTGGTGTACAGCCTATGACAGGTCCAACAGGACTTATCTTTGCTATGCGTGCACGTTATGCTAACCAAGCTGGTAATGAAACATTCTACAACGAAGTAGATACTTCATTCTCTACACGCGTTGCTGGCAACAATACTACTGGCCAAGCACATATTCCAGCTGATACATCTTCTTCATATGTAATCCCTGGTAACACAACAGTAACATCTAACCTTGCTGGTACAAATCTTTATAACTATGCAGCTGGTATGTCAACTGCTCAGGCAGAAGCTCTTGGCGATGCATCTAACGTTGCTTTCGCACAAATGGCATTCTCAATTGAGAAGGTTACAGTAACAGCTAAGTCACGTGCTCTAAAAGCAGAGTACACAATGGAACTTGCTCAGGACCTTAAGGCTATTCATGGTCTTGATGCTGAGACAGAACTATCTAACATTCTTTCAGCAGAAATTCTTGCTGAAATCAATCGTGAAGTAGTTCGCACAATCCTTGTTACAGCTGTTTCTGGTTCACAAGTAAACACAACAACTCCTGGTGTATTCGATCTTGATACAGATTCTAACGGCCGTTGGTCAGTAGAAAAGTTCAAGGGTCTAATGTTTAATATCGAGCGTGAAGCTAACCAAATTGCCAAAGACACCCGTCGTGGTAAGGGTAATATGGTTATCTGTTCTGCTGACGTAGCTTCTGCTCTTCAGATGGCAGGTATCCTAGATTACACCCCTGCTCTAAATTCAAATAATCTTCAGGTTGATGATACCGGTAATACATTTGCTGGTGTTCTAAACGGTCGCTTCCGTGTATATGTTGATCCATATGCAATCGGTGGTAACTATATGGTTGTAGGTTATAAGGGTTCTGGTCCATTCGACGCTGGTCTCTTCTACTGCCCATACGTTCCTCTACAGATGGTTCGTGCAGTTGATCAGAATTCATTCCAGCCAAAGATTGGTTTCAAGACTCGTTATGGAATGGTAGCAAATCCATTTGCTGAAGGTCTTAATGTTGGTACTGGTCGTATCCTTCAAGATACAAACAAGTACTACCGTCGTACAATTGTTTCAAATCTTCTTTAATAAGAAGCCAGATAAAACTGGACAGACTAAGGGAGCCTTTGTGCTCCCTTTTTTTGTATAAATATTAAACACATCTAATGGAGTTTAATAAATGTCAGCACTAGATAATGTTCCAACAAATAGAAACTTTTTGAGTCCTCTGAACTTTAAGTTTCAGATAAAGAAGTCTCCTAACGTTAACTTCTTCCTACAGCAAGTTAATATACCTGGTTTTTCTATTCAACCAACATTTCAAGCTACTCCATTTGTTAAGATACCTAAATCAGGTGATCATATTGATTTTGAAGATCTTAGAATCAAATTTAAAGTTGATGAAGATCTAGTTAACTATATGGAAATATATGACTGGCTTAGAGATCTAGGTTTTCCTAATTCATTTCAAGAATATGCTATTATAGCCTCAAAACCAATCACATCAGGTATGGGTATTGTATCTGATATTTCTTTGTTAATATTAAATTCTAATCATAACCCTAAGTATGATTGTGTGTTTAAAGACTGCTATCCAATCTCAATATCTGATGTTACATTTGATACAACACAACCAGATGTACAGTATATAGAAGCTGAAGCGGTATTCAAGTATAGAATATTTGAGATACAGAAAATATAAAGTTGCCTTTTGAATCTTAATCCTATATAATAGTTTAGTTCTATATAGGAGATTATTATGAAGCTTGAGACTATTCAAGAACTGTGGCATCAAGACTGTAAAATAGATACAACTGATATATCTAAAGAAGCAAGCAATATTCCATCTCTTCATGAAAAATACTATAAGATCTACATTGGAGAGAGATTGCAACTATACAAACTACAAGCTGATTATAAAAAGCTTAAGTTAGAAAAGTATGAATTTTTAATAAATCCTACTGAAGAAGATGTAAGAGATAAAGGATGGAAAATACCTGATAGAGGTAGAATTCTTCGTCAAGAAGTATCAGGTTATTTAGAAGGTGATTCTGATATGATCAATAAAGAACTACAAATAGGTATACAACAAGAGAAAGTTGAATTTATTAAATCAATCATCGATTCTATTTCTAAGAGAGGATTTCTTCTCAAGACAATACATGATGATAGAAAATTTATGAGTGGTGGTTAATGTTACAAATAAAAAAATATAACGAAGCTTATTTACTAATTACAGGTGAGCGATCTGAAGAGCAAGAGCTATCAGATTATTTTACATTCAATATACCTAATGCTAGGTTTCAGCCCAAGTTTAGAGCTGGTCTCTGGGACGGTAAAATACGATTATTTAATTTAAAAACCAAGCTTATATACCACGGATTGCTCGATAAGATTATTGAATTCTGTAATCAGAAAGAAATTGAATACGATTTACTCAATACTTCTCTTGATACTGAATATTCATTACACGAGTTTAGAGAATTTTATAATAGTTTAAGCTTACCATTTAAACCTAGAGATTATCAGGAAGAGAGTGTTGTTAATTGTATTCGTAAGTCTAGATTAACTCTTCTAAGCCCTACAGCCTCTGGTAAAAGTTTTATCATATATCTTCTTACTAGATTCTATAATAAAAAAACTATTATTATCGTTCCTACAACATCTCTCATTCACCAGATGAGCTCTGATTTTGAACAGTACGGTTATACTGAAACAATTTATAAAATATTCTCTGGACAGGAAAAAGATTCTAATCATAATATTACAGTAGCTACCTGGCAATCTTTATATAAGATGTCCAAGAAATGGTTTGATCAGTTTGAAGTATGTATAGTAGATGAATGCCATCTAGCTAAAGCTCAATCGTTAACTAAGATAATGACTAATCTAGACAAGTGCAAGTATCGGTTTGGTTTTACTGGAACACTAGATGGAACTCAAACTAATAAGATGGTTATTGAAGGTTTGTTTGGCCCTATACTTAATGTAACTACAACTTCTAAGCTAATTGAAGAAAAACATCTAGCAGAGTTTAAGATCAAATGTATTGTTCTCAATTACTCTGATGATAGAAAGAAGATAGCTAAACAATACTCATACCAAGATGAGATAGAGTTTATTGTAGGTAATAAAAAACGCAATAACTTTATCAAGAACTTAGCATTATCACTCAAAGGTAATACGCTGGTATTATTTCAGTTTGTAGAGAAACATGGTCAGATACTATATGATATGATCAAAGATAGTACTGATAGAGATGTTTATTTTATTCATGGACAAATAGATGGTAAAGATAGAGATGATATCAGAAAAATAGTTGAGAATAAAACTGATTGTATTATAATAGCATCATCTCAAACATTCTCTACAGGTATAAATATCAGATCACTTGAGAACATTATATTTTCTTCACCTTCAAAATCGAGAATTAAAACATTACAGTCGATAGGTAGAGTATTGAGAAAATCTGAGCAGAAGACTAAGTCTCAACTGTTTGATATAGCTGATAACCTATCTTGGAAATCAAAAAAAAACTACACTATATTACATTTTTTGGAAAGATTAAAGATATATAATCAAGAGAAATTTCCATATAAAACCTATAATGTGGAGTTAGAAAAATGATTCAGCATATCAGATTAATTAATGGTGATGAAATTATTGGTGATGTAATTTCTGTATCTGAAAAAACTATTACAATAGATAATCCACTTCATGTGGAAGAACGTGTTAACGATATGGGGTATGCTGGTATAGTACTTACTAAGTATATTCCTTTCTCACAATACAAAGTATGTGAATTACAGAAACAACATGTTATAACAACAACTGAACTTGACCCTGCTGTACAGAAGTACTATTACCTATCATTAAAGATTAATAAAAATATTGAAAAGAATATGATTGACGATATTAATCAAGTAAATATTAAAATGGAACAAGCATTAAACAATGCTTATCTGTATGAGAAGGAAGAGTATAGTAATACTCATATCATTCACAAAGGATCAAGTAGTATTAACTAATTTCAAAAACCACATAGTGATTATATACACCCTTAGAAATGGATCAACTGAAAAATGCGTAAACCAAAACATTATATCAACAATCGCACTCTCTATGAAGTAATGAAGAAATACCATGGGGATTGTGCTTTAGCAGAACAAAATAATACACAGGATCCTAAGATACCTGATTATGTAGGTGAGAGTCTTATGCGTATAGCTACTAAGCTTTCTAACAAACCAAATTTCTGTAATTATTCTTACAAAGATGAAATGATATGTGATGGAATCGAAAATTGCATCATGCATATCAAAAATTTCAATCCTGAAAGATCTCAGAACCCATTTGCTTATTTTACGCAAATAATTAATAATGCGTTTATCAGAAGAATTAAAAAAGAAAAGAAAGAGCACTATATTAAAATAAAAAATATGCAACAGTATGATATTAATGATGAAATCATGGGTATTGATTCCAAGAAGACTAAATTTAATGAAATAACCGATAGCTTTATTAAAAACTACGAACAACAGTTGCCTTCTAAAAAGAAAGCAGTTAAAGTAACAAACTCTCTAAGTAAGTTCTTTGAATGAGGATGATATGAACCAAGATCAACGTAATAACCAGCTTCCACCTATTATTGTGCAGCATATTGAAAAACTGAATAACAAGAATCAGTCATCATATCAACGTGAGATGTATTGCATGATTCTTGAGAGAGTTCGTGATGCTTGTTCTCAAGCAGTTAATAATTACAGACTAGAAGCAGGAGTTAAAAAAGTAGCTCGTAGATGAGCTACAAACTCACTTATACCATATTAATAGGTAGAGCACCTAATGGTGAGAATATGACTCACTGTAAACATATCGAGTTTGAATCTATTGATAAAGCTGATGAATGGGTAGCTAGTAATTTCACTCCTAACTGTATATGGTGGGTTGATTATACTATAACAGATTTATCTGAGAACAAGATTATTAGAAAAGTGTATAGATGACAAAAATAGCTATTATAACAGATACTCATTACGGCGTCAGAGGAGACGCCGTAATGTTTTTAGACTACCAAAAGAAGTTTTTAGACAATGTATTCTTTCCTTATATAGATAATAACAATATTAAACATGTGTTTCACTTAGGAGATCTTGTCGATCGCCGTAAGTATATTAGCTATATGACTGCCAATCGTTTAAAGCAAGATTTTCTTGTACCTCTTAGTATGAGAGATTGTACAACACACATCTTAGCTGGTAATCATGATATATACCATAAAAATACTAATGAGTTAAATGCATTAAGAGAACTTGTTGCTAATAAATTTGAGAATATTAAAGTATACACTAATACAACATGGCAAGTTAATGTAGGTAATTGTGGTATATTACTTGTTCCTTGGATAACACAAGAGAATGAAGAAGATATACTTAATAGTATTGCTAGTTCTGAATGCCAGATATGCTTTGGTCATTTTGAGCTCAAAGGCTTTGAGATGGATAAAGGTAATCTATGCTCTCATGGTCATGATAGTAAGATTCTAGATAAATTTGATGTAGTTATGTCAGGTCATTTTCACCATAAGAGTACTAACGGTAATATTCATTACCTAGGAGCTCCATTTGAGATGACATGGATAGATTACAATGATCCTAAAGGTTTTCATATCTTTGATACAGCTACCCGTGATCTAGAATTTATTAAGAATCCATATACACTCTTCAATAAGATCTATTATAATGATAACAAGTATAAGTATGAAGAGATGGTATCTAAGCTCAAAGATATTTCTATTGAAAACAGCTATATAAAGCTTATTGTAGATGAGAAACAAAGCCCTTATCTGTTCGATAGATTTATTCAAGAAATCGAGAAGCTTCAACCATACGACCTAAAAATAGTTGAACAGCAACAGCTTCAATACTATGATACTAATATAGATCAGGCTGAAGACACGCTTACTATTCTCAAGAAATCTATACAACAGCTAGACATCCAGTGTGATAAAAAGAAACTAGAAAGTCTAGTTAAAGATCTATATATTCAAGCTAATGCAATGGAAATTTGATGATAACTATACAAAAAGTCAGATGGCAAAATTTCCTTTCAACAGGCAATTTCTTAACAGAAGTAATACTAGATTCCCATAGCACTACTTTAATAAGTGGTGAGAACGGGTCTGGTAAATCTACTGTTATGGATGCTATATGCTTTGCTTTATTCAATAAACCTTTTCGAAAGATCAACAAACCCCAGCTAGTAAATTCTATAAACAATAAGAATATGTTTGTAGAAATTGAGTTTCAGTGCAACAGCGTAAATTATGTAATCAAACGTGGTCTCAAGCCAGCTATCTTTCAGATATACTCGAACGGTAATCTGATTAATCAAGAAGCTGATTCTAGAGATTATCAGTCTATTCTTGAGCAGACAATCCTCAAGATTAATTATAAGACTTTCTGCCAGATTGTTATTCTAGGTTCTGCTAATTTTACTCCATTCATGCAGCTACCAGCAGCTGGTAGAAGAGATATTATTGAAGATCTATTAGATATTCAAGTCTTCTCCAAGATGAATTTTATACTCAAGGATAGGATACAAGATAACAAGAATACTATTCAAGAATGTGATAGTAAGATTGCTATTCTAAATAAAACTATAGAGCTTAATAAGAAGCACTTAGAACAGCTGCAGAAAAATACTCAAAGATCTATTGATAGTAAGTTAAAGCAGATTGAAGAGTATAATTCAAGCAATATTGAGCTTGAGAGTAAGTTATCTAGTAAGCAAGCTAAGCTAGATCAGATAACTGAATCTATTAATAATAATAAGCCTAAGATTAAATCTAAGCTAGAGAAAGCTTTAAATTCAAAAAAAGAACTTGAGTTAATTATTAAAAACCATCAGAAAGAGATAAAATTTTATCATGATACTGTATCATGTCCAGTATGCCAGCAATCTATTTCTGATAGCTTTAAGGTTGATCAGATCAGCTCAAGAAAGAGTAGTATTGATAGTAACAACAGTGAGCTAGAAGAATACATATCTATTATTGAAAAATATAAAGAGAAAGAAGATCAGCTCAACAAGCTTATAGAATTACAGCAGCAAACAGTAAAATGTGTGTCTGATATAATCTCTAATATCAATCTCAATTCAAATCTGATTAAATCAGTAGAAAGAGAGATTAAAGAACTCAACAATCAGAAGGATGATATTAAACCTGATACTGAGAGTAAAAAAGTTCTTAAGCAAGTAAATAAACAAAGAGAGGAGTTGGTAAATCAGAGAGAATTATATAATATAGCATTAATGCTACTTAAAGATGGTGGTATTAAAGCTCAGATCATTAAGCAGTATATTCCAATCATGAATAAGCTGATTAATGGTTATCTAGAGCAGATGGAATTCTTCTGTCAGTTTCAGCTTAATGAAAACTTTGAAGAGTCTATCAAGTCTAGATATAGAGATGAATTTTCATTTACATCTTTCTCAGAAGGTGAAAAGATGCGTATTAATCTAGCATTGCTTTTCGCTTGGAGAGAAGTGGCTAGAATGAGAAATTCAGCTTCATGTAATATTCTTGTTCTAGATGAAGTGATGGATTCATCTCTTGATAGTAATGGTACTGATGAGTTTATTAAGATTATCAAATCGATATCTAAGAATAATAACATCATTATCATATCCCACAAATCAGATCAAATACAGGATAAGTTCGATAGGACTATAAGATTTGAGAAAGTAAAAAATTTCAGTAGAATTGCAAACCAGTGAGGTTATTATGAAAATCGCAGCTTTAGTTATTGCTACATTATGTTCATTTGTCGTATTTAATTCAACCAGTGTTATGGCTCAGCAATGTAACTTTCCATGCTTTGAAGATAGAGCAGAGACACCTAAGCAAAGTTATAGCAAGAAACGTAATAAGCAACGAGACAGGCAACCTTCATATTCTAGATCAGCTTCAGATGGACTTGCTTCATTTTACTGGCAGCCACAGCAAGTTGCTTCAGGTGGACGATTTAATCCTAATGCTTTAACAGCAGCCCATAAGACTTTACCATTCGGTACCAGAGTTGAAGTAACTAATAATAGAAATGGTCGATCAGTTGTAGTTACTATCAATGATAGAGGTCCTTATGTGAGAGGTAGAGTCATTGATCTAAGTAAAGCTGCAGCTCAGCAGATTGGTATGATTAATAGTGGTGTAGCACCAGTATCATTGAGAATTCTTTAATGATTTTAGATTTATGCAGTAAGAATGATCCTATACTAAAACAACCGATACCTAAGTTTGACTTTGTTAATCTACCAACAGATCCCATTCAGCTAGCTAAAGATCTAGCTGAAACTATGCTCCATAATAACGGTATTGGATTAGCAGCTAATCAGGTAGGATTGCCTTATAGATGTTTTGTAATTAAATCAAATCCTATTATCTGCTGTTTTAATCCAATCATAGTTGATACTTCTTCTGAACAAGCACTTTTAGACGAAGGGTGCTTGACTTTTCCTGGAGTGTATATTAAAGTAAAGAGACCTACAATTATCAAGGTTAGATATACTGAGCCTAACACCAATATTGTTACTAAGAAATTTATTGGTATGACATCCAGAGTATTTCAGCACGAACTAGCCCATCTGAATGGAGAGATATTTCAAAAAAATATTTCTGATACAAAATTGCTAATGGCAATTAAAAAAGCAAAGAAATTAGGTTATAACTACACACTAGGAGATTTTAAGTAATGTCATGTAAATATATTTCAACAAAGACTTATAGACACATTGGACCTGTTGCTTATAGGCAATGGCGAGCAGATTCTCACTGCAATTTAATTCATGGTTATGCTCTATCATTTCATTTTGAGTTTGAATCTGATACTCTAGATGTTCGTAACTGGGTAATGGATTTTGGTGGTTTGAGACCTCTTAAAGAGAAATTAGAAGAGTGGTTTGATCATACACTTCTAGTAGCTCAAGATGATCCTCAGAAAGATGAACTAATTCGTCTAGGTGAAATTGGTTTAGCTAAAATTACAGAAGTAGAAAAGACAGGTTGTGAAGGTTTATCAGATTTTCTATACTGGTATATTAACGAAGAGTTCTTACCTTCATGTGGTAAAGATATTAGTGAAAGGGTGTGGTGCTGTAAAGTAGAAGTTAGAGAGACTGATTCTAATATGGCAATGCGAGTTGGCCATCGTGGAGATATTTGATGTCTAAAATTAAAGTATCAGAAATTTTCTATTCTCTGCAAGGAGAGGGGTTATATACAGGAACCCCTTCTCTGTTTATGAGAACATTTGGTTGTAATTTTACTTGTTCTGGTTTTGGTATGCCTAAAGGTGAGTTATCAAAAGAAAGAGAGTTAGTTGATCCATCTAAGTATAAAACATATGATGATCTACCATTAGTCCATACAGGTTGTGACTCTTACCCTTCATGGGATATTAGGTTCAAGCATTTATCTCCTATGCTTGATGTCAAAGCTATTGTAGATAAAATGCAGGAACTATTACCTGATGGTAAATTTGGTAGTAAGAAGCATCTTGTAATTACAGGCGGTGAACCTCTTTTAGGATGGCAGAAGCAGTATCCAGCTCTGTTAAGAGAAATCTATATGAGAAATATGGATTTAGGTTATCTGACATTTGAAACTAATGGAACTCAGAAGTTAAATGAAGATCTAATCACAACATTAAATGATTATAGAGAT